TAGGATTAAAAAGCTTTCGAGGAGATTTAATTATCTTCTGTAAGAATAGTATTTATAAATTATCAGATATAAATATCTCTGCCTCTATAGCCATAACACCTATTACCAAGAACGTAGGTTGTTTAGATGGACATAGTATTCAGGAAATAGGTGGCGATCTTATATTTTTAAGTCCTGATGGATTTCGTCTTGTTGCAGGTACAGCACGTATTGGTGACGTAGAATTAAGTTCTGTATCTAGAAATATACAATCTGTTCTTTCTACCTTAGTTGCTTCAATAGATACATATATAATAACTAGTGCAGTATTAAGAAGCAAATCACAATATAGATTATTTTATAGTTCTACTTCAGAACTTACAGCTACCTCACAGGGAATTATAGGAACAATTACGCCAGAAGGATTTGAGTGGTCAGAGACTACAGGTATTAAAGCACACGGTCTAACATCAGGATTTGATAGTGACAGTATAGAAAAAGTATATCATGGAGATACATCAGGATATGTATATAATCATAATACTGGCAATGACTTTAATCCAGCAGGAACACAAACAAATATAAATGCTAGATATAAAACACCTAATTTAGATTTTGGAGATGCAGGTACACTAAAATCATTACATTATACAAAAATATCTTTTACGCCTGAAGGAACAATTCAGCCTACTTTACAGGTATCGTATGATTATGATGATACTAATAGACCTCAACCTCCTTTATATACATTAGATTCAATACCAACTCCCGCAGTTTTTGGTGATTCGTCTACGGGAATTTTTGGTTCAGCAGTATTCGGAGCTTCTCAAGACCCTATGGCAAGACAGGCAGTACAAGGAAGTGGACATAATATAGCCTTTAAAATATATAGTCAGGATACAAAAGCACCTTATTCAATAAATGGTTTCTATGTAGATTATAGACCTTCTGGTAGGAGATAATAATGGCTACAAGTTATACTAGACAAAGCAGCATGTCAGATGGAGACACAATTACTGCTGCATTATTTAATGATGAATTTAATCAGCTTCTGACTGCTTTTTCATATGCTTCTAGTTCAACTACTGGACATAGGCATGATGGAACAGCCGGAGAAGGCGGTAATATTCATACTATCGGTGATCAGGATTTCTTAAATAAAATCGTAGCTGACGATTCAAATAATCGTTGGGGAGTTTTTGTTGAAGTTTCAAGTGCGGCTGTAGAACAAGTAAGGTTTCAAGATGGAGTAATAGTACCTGTAACAGATAATGATATAGACTTAGGTACTAGCTCAGTTGAATTTAAAGATGCCTATTTTGATGGAACAGTTACTACAGATGGGCTAACAGTTTCAAGTACAACAAACTTGGACGGAGCAATTCAATTAGATAATACTTTAACAGCAGGTGTTGATGGTACTGGATATGATATTAAATTCTTTGGAGATACAGCAGGTAGTTATCTATTATGGGATGAATCCGCAGATTCTTTACTTTTAACAGATTCTACACCTATTAAGATTGGTGATAGTCAAGATATGACTTTATACCATGATGGCTCTAATTCATATATTACAAATGCTGTAGGTGCATTAAAACTAGCTACAGAAACAAGTGGTATTATAGTTACAATAGGGCATACAACCTCAGAAACTACTGTGGCTGATAACTTAACTGTCACAGGTAATGCTTCAATCGGAGGAGATTTAGACGTTACTGGTAGCTTTGATATGAGCGATGCAAATATTACGAATATTGGTAGTATTGCTCTAGATACGATTACAAATGATGGTACAGATATTACATTAGATTCAAGTGGCGATATTATTCTTGATGCTGGTGGAGGAGATGTCTTTTTCAAAGATGATGGTACAACCTTTGGCAGCGCAACAAATACTTCTGGAAATCTTATTATAAAATCTGGAACAACTACTGCCCTTACTTTTAGTGGAGCGAATGTAACTGGTGCAGGAACATATACTGGTGGTGGTCTAATGACTACAGGCGGTAATATTGTTATACCTGATGCTGGAAATATAGGTTCTGCTTCTGATACCGATGCTATAGCCATTTCATCTGGTGGTGTTGTTACTATGAATCAGATACCAGTATTTAGTGCTGGAATAAATGTTTCTGGTGGAAGTATAGCAGGTACTCTTTCAACCGCTGCTCAAGGGAATGTAACTTCACTAGGAACTCTTACAGCTTTAACAGTTGATGATGTAGCCATAGATGGTAAAGTCATTACGATGACCGGATCAGCAAGTGACACAGTAGTATTTACAGCAGGTACAAATGGAACACTAAGTATAGTTACAACTGATGCAGCGGCTGCGGCAGCTAATATTCAAATTACAGCAGATGGTACAGTAGATATTGATTCAGCAGGTGTACTAACTTTAGATTCTGGAGCAGCAATTAATATTGAACCTGCTTCTGGTTCAGCAATTTTATTAGATGGTACAATTAGTGTAGATGCAGGAGTAGTTACAGGAGCAACAAGTATTACATCAACAGCTTTTGTAGGTGATATAACTGGAGATGTAACAGGTAATGTTTCAGGAACTGCTGGAGTAGCAACAACAGTAACTATAACAGATAATGAAAGTACAAATGAAACTAATGCTATTATCTTTACAGCAGGTGGAGATGTTGATGGAGGCAACTTAGGTTTAGAGTCTGATGGTGATTTAACTTATAATCCTTCTACTGGCCTTCTTTCAAGCACAGGTGTTACAGCCTCTGGTACAGTAACTTATGGAACACTATCTGATGGAACAATAGGAGTTACTGCTTGGGTTGATGAAGATGATATGTCTTCAGATAGTGCAACTCTTGTGCCTACTCAGCAATCTGTAAAAGCTTATGTAGATGGCCAAAGTGCAGGAATGTCATCATTTATCTTAGAAGATGATGATGGTACAGAAGTCTCTATTTCAGATGCTGAAGAAGTAAAGTTTATTGGTTCAGGTATAACTACAAACTGGACAGATACAACTCCCGGCTCAGATGCTGATCCTTTTGATATGACATTTACAGTCGATGCAGCACAGACAGGAATTACTTCATTACTTGCAACTGATATTAAAATTGGTGAAGACGATCAGACTAAAATAGATTTTGAAACTGCTGATGAAATTCATTTTTATGCTGCTAATGCAGAACAAGTTTATATAGCTGATGGGATATTTGGCCCACAATCAGATAATGATGTAGACTTAGGAGCAAGCGGAGTTGAGTGGAAGGATGCTTATTTTGATGGTACAGTAACTACTGATGCTCTTGTAGCAGATACAGCCGATATAAATGGCGGCTCAATAGATGGAGCAACACTAGGAACAAATAGCGCAATCACACAAGCAGTTATAGATAATGTAAATATAAATGGTGCAACAATAGGGCATACTGACGATACAGACTTACTGACATTAGCTGATGGGATTGTTACAGTAGCTGGAGAAGTCTCTTTGACTACTCTAGATATTGGAGGTACTAATGTAACTAGTACTGCTGCTGAGTTAAATATCCTTGATGGAGTTACAAGTACCGCAGCAGAGTTAAATATCCTTGATGGTGTTACAAGCACCGCAGCAGAGCTTAACTCTTTAGATGGTATAACTGCTGTTGTAGGAGAACTTAACGCTCTTGATATTGGTGCAACAGCAGTAGGAACAGCAGTAGCTTCTAAAGCAGTTATACTTGATTCTAATAAAGATTATACGGGCGTAAGAAACTTTACTGTATCAGGAGAACTTGATGCTGCTACTGGTGATTTTTCTGGTGATGTAGATATTGATGGAACTCTTGAAGCAGATGCTTATACTGTAAACGGAACAGCCCTAGACGAATATATTGCTGATACTGTTGGTGCTATGGTTGGTTCAAATACAGAATCAGGTATAACTGTAGCATATCAAGATAGCGATAATACACTAGATTTTACAGTTGGTACACTTAACCAAAATACAACTGGTTCAGCAGCTACAGTAACAACGGCTGCTCAAGGGAATATAACTTCATTAGGAACTTTAACAACTTTAACAGTTGATAATATAAGAATAAATGGAACAACAATAGGACATACTAGCGATACAGATTTAATGACATTAGCTAGTGGGGTTCTAACAGTAACAGGCGAAATACGCGCTACAGGCAATGTTACTGCGTACTATTCTGACAACCGCTTAAAAACTAAACTTGGGCCTATTGAAAATGCGCTCCATAAAGTTAGCACTCTTTCTGGTTTTTATTATGAAGCAAACGAAACAGCGCAAGCCTTGGGGTATGCGGTTCAGCGTGAGGTAGGTGTTTCAGCGCAAGAAGTGCAAGCAGTTCTTCCTGAAATTGTTGTACCTGCACCTATTGATGACCAGTATCTAACCGTCCAGTACGACAAACTTGTTCCTTTACTTATTGAAGCAATCAAAGAACTGTCAGCTAAAGTAGAGAATCTGGAGAATAACTAATGGCACTTAATGCTTCTGGGGCTATAAGCCTAGCAGGGTCTACTGCGGGTGAATCTATTGCACTTGAGTTAGGAGAATCTGCAACAGCAACTACTACATTAAACGATAGTGCAGTTAGAACACTTGCAGACGTTGCTGCGGGTGCTATAGTTATGCCTACTGATTTTTACGGAAAAGCCACAATTGTTGATGCTAAACAATTTGCTTGGGGCAGCGGTGGTCAAGGCAAACTGGGTCTTGGCGATTCCACCGCACGATCTTCTCCAGTACAAATAGGCTCACTTACTGATTGGGCAGTTATCTCTGCTGGAAGGGACTTTTCCACGTTTGTTAAAAATGATGGCACTCTCTGGTCGGTGGGGTATAATTACTGGGGTGCGCTAGGACAAGGCGACGCTGGCGACTCTGGCGAGAATTTGAATGGGGCAAAGAGTTCCCCTGCTCAAATAGGGTCATTAACTACATGGGAAAAAGTTGCCGCCGGTCATCACTTTGCCGTAGCCCTTAAAACGGATGGGACTATCTGGTCTTGGGGGCGTAACGTGTACGGCCAGCTAGGACACGGCGATACCTCCAACCTTAGTTCCCCAGTACAGGTCGGTGGATTAACTACATGGAAGGAAATTGCTGTTGGCCAATATTATACTTTGGCTGTTAAAACAGACGGGACTCTCTGGTCTTGGGGGCGTAACAACTATGGTTACTTGGGCCACAACAACACAACCGACCTTTCTTCTCCAGTACAGGTAGGTTCTTTAACTGATTGGGATACAGTGGAAGCTGGCCCTGAGTCCTCTATGGCTATTAAAACGAACGGGACTCTCTGGGCTTGGGGGGTAAATGGTGCTGGCAATTTAGGCGATGGCTCTACCACCCAACGTAATTCTCCAGTACAGATAGGCGCACTTACTACGTGGGATCAAGTTGCTCCTGCGGCATACCATACCCTTGCTGTTAAAACGGATGGGACTCTCTGGGCTTGGGGAACACACAGCCCCCACGGAGAATTAGGAACAGGCGCAACCTACGGCGGCAACCGTTCATCTCCAGTACAAGTAGGCGCACTGACTACATGGAGTAAAGTTGCTGTTGCGAACCATTGGAGCCATGCTATTAAAACAGATGGAACATTATGGGCATGGGGTAAAAACGACACTGGGCAACTAGGTCTAGGTAGTACTACTTACTACTCTTCTCCAGTACAGGTAGGTTCGTTAACTACTTGGTTAAACATTAGTTCTGGTGAGGAATACACTTTAGGAACCATTGAAGCGTAACATGAAAAAACAACTACACTTTATGTCAGGCGTACCTCGTTCCGGTTCTACGGTACTGGCGGCTATTCTTAACCAGAATCCAGAGACTCATGTCTCTACAACGTCAGGTCTTGTGTTTGCTTTGGATGGGGTGTCTAGTACGTGGAACTCAGCGGGACTACTTAAAGAGGACGAAAGTAATCACAGGAAGCTCATCAGGTCTATGCAGGGTATCATTGAGGCGTTCTACGAAGAGTTTGACGCGCCTGTTATTATAGATAGGGGTCGTGGTTGGCCTCTCCCAGAGATTATGCAGTCTATGCCGGAAGTGATCGGTGCTAAACCTAAGATCATTGCGACTGTGCGCTCTATACCAGACTGCATGGCCTCTTTTGTTCGTGTTGCTAAACCCGATGATCTTGATGCGTTTATAGAGTTAGGGCATCTTTCTAACCACCTCAAATACTCTTATATTTCTTTACAAAGAGGATACGAGTTTGCTCCTGAGTGCTTCTGCATAGTTGAATACGAAGACCTTGTGGCTGATCCAAAAGCGCAGCTTGCTCGCATCCATGAATTCCTAGACCTGCCTGATTTTGAGTATGACTTCACGGCGATTGACGGGACTAGCGTTCAGGAAGATGACGAAGAGCTACATGGCTACGAAGGTATACACGATATAGCTCCTGTGCTTGCGAAGCAGCACAACGAAGACCCCAAAGACGTATTAAAGCATCACTACAGCACGTTCTGTCAGCCTGAGTTCTGGCTAGACACACCCCGCACAATGCCTGAGATACACGACCTAGACCTTCAGTTATCTGCGTCTAAGATGGGTAACTTTGCAGAAGGATGGCAGTTAGCCCAGAAGATCGAAAAAGAAGAGCCAAATAACCATCGGGCGGCGTTTAACCGTGGGTGGTATCTGCTTAGACAAGGCAAGATACAGGAAGGCTATCAGCTAATGGATCGTGGCCGCATAATGGAAGTTTTTGGCGATTCGCCTCCTAACTCGCCTACACCGCCGTGGGATGGGAAGTCTAAAGGCACAGTGCTGCTTAATTTAGAAGGTGGCTTAGGTGATCAGATACACCAAGTACGCTACGCTAAGTCTATTGCAGCTAGAGGCTGTAAAGTAATCGTATCTTGTTCTGGCCCACTTGCATCACTGTTTGTGGATGTCGAGGGGGTAAGTTCTGTTGTCCAGCACGATTGCTGTCAGGGCGTTTATCACAACTTCTATGTGCAAGGTATGTCGGCTATTGTGCCGCTTGGGTTTGAATTAGAAGACTTATCTGGTACGCCTTATATAACTAAGCCTAAAGCCATAAGAGGTTTTCGTAAGCGCATTGGTCTTAGATGGCAGGGGCAGATGGCGTTTGAAGCTGAACACCAAAAAAAGTTCCCTTATCAATTAATGTTTGATGCCTTGAAAGACGTTAATGCGGAGTTTATATCATTACAGCGCGATGAAGGTGCGGAGGCTTGTCCTAAGTGGGTTAAGCAGGTTCCGCTAGACTCTTGGGAAGATACCCGACAGGCTGCTGCTTCGTGTGATTTGGTTATTTCTTCCTGTACTTCAGTCAGCCACTTAGCGGCTGCAATGGGCGTTGAGACTTGGACGATTATCCCGGTCATGCCTTATTTTTTCTACGCACAAGAGGGCGATACTTGTCCCTACTACGATACAATGAAGCTATTGCGGCAAGAGTCGTTTGGTGATTGGGAAGCCCCTTTTGCCAAGATAAAAGAACGCCTTAGCGAGAAGAAGACACTTAGCAGAATAATGAATGTTGTTTGAAGTGTTTATAAATATATTAATAGTATTTTTATCTTTTGTAATTATAACATGTTTTGGAATATTAATTATTGGTGTAATATCCGATTGGAAAGAACTACTAGAATGTAGAAGGAAAAAATAATTATGATGACCGACGAAGAACTAGAAGTAATTATTCAACATGCGGCTCAAGAAGGGGCAAAGCAAGCGTTGAAAGAAATTGGTCTTTCTGATCAGGATGCTTATGATGATGTTAAAG